AGTCCTCAATTACAGCTATTGGAACGCCAACGGCAAAGGTATCTGCATTGTTGCTGTAGAAGGTGGCATTGTCGATTGGGCTGCATACATAGGGGCAGACGACGGCCAGAGGACAGGGGAGTGTGTAGAATGGACAGTAAGACACGGTTGCAAGCTGTCTAGGACACAGGCACACCGCTGGTTCCCTGAGTTGCCGATTGAGAGATATAGGGAATGAGCAAGTACACTAAGCAGCATTATGAGGACGTGGCCAGCCTACTAGACAAGCAACCTGTTGCCAGTGTTGGTAGCTTACGACAGGCAATCAAGAGAGTAGTGGAGGACTTCGCTGACCTCTTCGCCACCGACAACCCGCCCACCTGCATTGTCTGTTACCAACGTGAAGGTGAGCCAGGGCCGACCTGCTTTCCGTCAGCTGAACGTACGGGGCACGACTTCTCTGGCGGCTTCAACCGCGAGCCGTTCCTAGCAGCCTGTGGACTAGAGCCTGGGCCTAGAGTACCTCTGTCTGGCCCTGATGCTGATGGCAATGTACCAGAGCCTCCAGAGTGTCCTAACTGCGGGCAGACAACTCATACCATAGGTGAGTGTGTGTGATGGCCTACATTGACCACAACCACGCATCTATGTTAGGCTCCTACCTACACTGCCCGGACTGCAACACGCCTAAAGTTGCCAAGCAGGGACAGGATGGCAGGACTGGTAGGCGTATCTGGTATCTAGGATGTGAGTGTTCTACACCTAGTAGTATTGTTACCTTGTTCCATCTATCTAATGGAGGTGCATCCACAGTATTGTAAGCCGGTATCTAGTCATACCGTGTCTGATAGTAGGACTGGCCATAGGGCTGGTGCTTGGAGGTAATAATGGACGCAACGATGGTTGGGTGGACAATAGGCTGGATGATGGGTGGGCTCATTATGCTTCGGTGGACAGAGTGGGGGCCGTTCAGCGGCAGGAGGCGTTAGATGCTAGACTGGTTACGCCGACGCCTACGCCCGAAGTGTATGAGAGACTTGCCTCTACGTCCTCCGTCGCCGAGCCACCCTACACCGAAGCTATCAATATTGGATGCTCAGAGGTATACCTCGACCAGGATTCAAGATGCGATACGCAGAAGGTTATTTGCTCCTTCCCCTGGCCTCAAGGATGCGACTATTGGATTGCCGTTGCCTGGTGTGAATCTAGCCTACGACCCTCAGCTATCAGTTATATTGGAACATACGTGGGTTTGTTCCAGGTGTGGACAGGCCACGGGTACGGATTTAACTGGTTGCTCGACCCCTACAACAACACCCTAGCAGCCTGGGAGTTATCAAATGGAGGAACATACACAGGAGCCTGGCCGGTCTGTCAGTAGCGAAGAGGCGCAGGAGCAGTCAGGCAGACTAGGCACTCAAGCCAGCCAATTGATAGCCGAGCGTGACGGCTACGCCGCCGCTCTGGAGGCCCGCCTAGACTGCGGTAAGGACGCCGATTGCGCTGACGAAGTAGAGACACAGGAACAGTGCAAGAAACACTACGAATTGTACGTGGAGCGAGAGATTGCTGGGCCCTTAGACCGATTACAAAAGCGGTTCAATGAGGTCTGGAAACAACACCAGCGTATGCTGCTTGCTTTAGAGAACGCCCGCCTACAGAGCGAGCTAAAGGCAGCTATCTGTGGGCACACACCGGAGGAGCACCGCGAGGAGATTCGAGAGTGTGAGGAACCGGACTGTGACTGCGGAATGTTTGAGCCGCGTGAGGACGACGAGGAGGAGACATGAGCGATGAGGCGCGGAGGTTGCTGGCGGCGGTCAAGCGAGAGATCGACGCGGACGCTCATCTCAGATGTTTGCTGTGTCACGAAGAGGGAGGCCACTGTGAGGGCTGTCCGGCTCCTGAAATAGACGCCTTCCTCGCCCAGCCCGAACCGGCAGCGCGGGAGGCGGTGCTGATTGAGAGGCTGCGGGAGTTCTCAGTGATACTCGCGGAAGAGGTCACACACGGAACCCTGAGTTTGGGGTTCGGCCCTGATTGGCCAGCGAAGAAAGTCCAACTAGCCATTGACCGCCTCCTTATTGCCGGCACCTCCCCGGCTGCTGCGGCGCTGCTGGCTGCGAAGGCCGCACTGGAAGCGTGTAGGTACACACGCCACTGTGGGGGATGCGAAAATGCCCGTGCTGCCCTAGCCACAGGGGAGGAATAGCCTATGAGTGGAGTACACTTTAAGGAGCGAGTTAGAAGGCAAGTCCTTAAGAAGCACGGGCTAGTAAGGACTGGACAAGGCCACCTTGAGCCTATGCCTGAGGAGCCAGGTGACCCTAATAAGACCTTGGCTATGAGGCTATTGCAGGAGCTTCACGGAATGTCTATAGAGGAGTTGCTGATGGGAGGCAATCTTGAGGAGGTCGCAACACTATTAGGTATAGTCGAATCAACCGTCTCTAAATGGAGACTTAGACTAGGATTGAGGTTATAATGTCGTGGCCTAAAGGACGTAAGCATACACCAAGATATGGGAGAGAAGCCTGAAGGACTGACTCTTGAGCGTACTGATAATGACGGTCCTTACAGTCCCTGGAATTGTCAGTGGGCAACGCAGGAAGAGCAGTCCAACAATCAACGGTCGGGAAACAGATACACACAGAGAGAATAGTTAGGTATGGAGCCACAGAAGCTAGAGGACTTTCTCCGTTGGGAGCCAAATTACCCAGAAGCCATCATAGGTGGTGGAGTCCTTTACGCCCGCACTAAGATGATTATCTACGGTAGGTACAAGGCTCTCAAGTCCATGACACTACTGGGTCTAGCCAGAGCCCTAGCAGCCGGCCAGCCTTGGATGGGGTTTGATACTCCTAAGAAGGGTAACAAGGTTATCTACCTTCAACTTGAGATACCTCATCCACTCCTACATAAGAGGCTCACTAAGATGGAGATGGCCTGGGACGCAGTAGATGTAAGAGACCTGGTACAAAGGGTAAGACAGAACCTATATGTCTGGACCGAGCCGTTCCTCAAGCTGGACAGGCCAGAAGGTATTGGCACCCTCAAGATATACGTTGAAAAGCTAGAGCCCGCTGTAGTTATGATTGACCCCATCTACAAGACCATCTCAGGAAATATCCTAGACCCTAACCATGTCCGTGAGGTGTGTGACCAGATAGATATGATGTTGAGCGAGTATGAGGTATCCATTGTATTCGCCCATCACGCTAGGAAGTCAGCCATTAGTGAAGAGAACGCCTTTGACCTAGGCTCGGACGATATGCTAGGCGCGGCAGTGTTTTCTTACTGGGCGGATACCGTTGTGAAAGTTACAAAGACAGGCGAGAAGGGTAATGAGATCGGTCTTACCCTAAACTTCGACATTATACGCCATGCTGAAGATTTAATTGAGCCAAAGGAGGTGATATTTAATAGGGATGACCTAATGTTCCATGAGGGGGAGAAACTCATCCATGTTAAGTAGCAGGAGGATATAATGGCAGAAGGTGCGACAATAGATGCTCCCAGTTTTCAATCTAGGTTTGACGAGATTGGGGACCAGATTGATAAGGCACACAAGGCTTTAGACCGTATCTATGCAGACGCAGAGGTAGATAAAGCACCTACGCAGGATGGGGCGGAGTCCGGTGCAGTCCGTTGTCAGCAGGGTATGGTACACCTACTAGAAAGGTTAGAGCATATAGCTGACCGTGTAGGACATTTATAGGGAGGCAGTATGGCAACACCCACATCTAAGTCACCAGAGATAGAGAAGCTCCTTGAAGGATTCAGTGGTAGGACTATAGCTATTGAGACCGACAAGTGTGTGGCTCCACCTATAGGCTGTGGACAGCCTGCCTCCGAGTTTAGGGATGACCGTAGTCACGACGAGTATTGCATATCAGGCTTATGTCAGATATGCCAAGATGTAGTGTTCGGTAGTTAAGGAGGAACAGATGGTACAAGAAACATTCAAGCCTAGTATGGACCGACCGACAGGAGGTGACACCCCACTTAGGGAGTTCATAGGAATCCTAGATAGCTACAAGGCAGAGGAACGCAAGGGTAATGATGGTAGCTCCTATACAACCATACACTTCAACTTCAAGGAGTTAGAAGTCCTCGACACTGTAGAGCCTTTCCCGTTTCCTATTGCGGTTATCAATATAGGGTACAAGCCACCTAAGGCTTCTAGGAGTGGTACTAAGTGGGATGCCCTATCAGGTTCCTTGCGTAAGCTCTCTCCCGCCAATCCTGATATAGACCTACTCGTAGGCAAGAAACAGCAGTGGAAGATGATAGAGATACCTCTACGGGGCATTATGAGGGATGAGGGCGGACAGGAAGTAGTGGATGCCAATGGTAAGCAGGTGTGGGGGGAAGTACCTACCCTCTGTTGGGCTATTGTGTCCGTAGACGGACTAGGCTCAGTGGAACAGAAGGACAAGGACTTCAACACATTCCTTGTAGACCTAGCTGATGGCAAGACTGAGCCCCAGTTTTACTCCGCTGCCCTTACCAATTCTGAGGTCACAGCTAGGCCCAACATCGTGGAGGCCATCACTGATAGGAAGCTGTTGGCTACCCTCATAGAGATGGGCAAGTTGGAGCGGGATGTGGAGGGAATCCTGCATAAGGTATTAAAGGCACCAATAGCAGAGGCACCTACGGAGGCGCCTTCTACTTAGTCAGGTATGGGGTGTCCTCAGGACTAACTTGTTTAGGTTGCCTGCCGACACAATGCCAGCCTGGGGACACCCCACCAGAAGGGGAAGAGTGTGCTATTAAACATTAGAGGTGACGAGACCTTAGGTACAAGGTTTGACCAGCTAGTTAGGCAGTTGATGAGGAACGCTAATGATGCTTGCTGGTCATGGCCCTGCCATAGTGGCGGAGGCTATGCCTCCTTACATCTGGACGGCCGAACAGTCAGAGCGGTTATGGTGGCTTATGAGTTGAAGCATGGGCCTGTTCCTACAGGACTACAGTTAGACCATCTTTGTAGGAATACAGGTTGTTGGAATCCCGACCACGTAGAGCCCGTAACGCCTAGTGTGAACCAACTCAGAGGTACTAGCAGACAAAGCGAGAAAACACACTGCCCTCAAGGCCATTCATACAACTCTGAGAACACAGCTATCCGACGTAGCAAAGGTGGTAGGCTTAAAAGGTTTTGTAAACCGTGCCAAAAGCAAAGTACGAGGGAGTACAGGCAGCGCTTGAAAGGAGTGCACAGTGCGGTGGACCAATAGGTTTAATATAGACCCAGTTATCTCCCAAGCGGTGATGACCGATGACTACGAGGCTGTAGGTGACATCTCAGTTACTCGCCTTGTACGGCCTCCACAGATTACATATCTAGAGAGCAAGCATGAGGACGAGCTAGTACAGGATGTCACAGAAGGCCTGTATATGCTAGAGGGGAGAGCCTTACATCATATCCTTGACCTAGCTAGAGACAAGGAACGACTGCAAGAGCATCGCCTGACTGTAGACTACAACGGTTGGACCATCTCAGGCAGGTTTGATGTTCTGTACCGTGATACCAACATACTCAAGGACTACAAGGTGTCCTCTGTGTGGGGTCACATACTAGGTGGAAAGGAGGACCATGAGGAGCAGCTTAATTTCTATGCCTACCTAGCCCAGAGGAGCCGTATCCGAGTAGATGAGTTAAGGGTGGTCATGTGGTTCCGTGATTGGATGGCTGGCCAAGTAGAGAGAGATAGGAACTACCCTCAACTCAAGGTCCTAGAGCACACCATACCTCTATGGGCATTGGACTCCCAGGCATTAGCCTTCCAGGAGAAGGTTAAGCTACACCAGTTAGCTAGGTCTGGTGACTACCCAGAGTGTACTCCTGAGGAGAGATGGGCTAGACCTGACTCCTATGCGGTGATGAAACATGGAGCCAAAAAGGCTTATAGGGTATTTGAGGAACCTGCTTTAGCTAAGGCTATGGTTGCTAGCATGGGAGCCGAGTATGAGGTACAGTACCGTCCAGGTGAAAATGTTAGGTGTGCAAGGTATTGCCCTGTTCTGAGTTTCTGCCAGCAGGCCAAGGAGCTAGGAGTGGTGAAGTCCGATGCGTGACATCTACAGCATAGCATGGAAGGTACTAGAGGAGAGAATAGCCAAGTCAAGGAGACAGTCTATATCCAAGTCTGACCTGGTAGAATGGAGGCTATGGGCGCTTGAACAGGCTATAGATATATTCAACAGCCCATCTATAGAGGTAACACATGGCGAGCAAGAGGAGACTTAGACGCCGCCAATGCCGTCGCAAGGTACGCTATGCCTCTAAGCAGGAGGCCAGGCAGAGTGGGCTGAGACCGAGCCTGGCTGTCTACAGGTGCCCATTCTGTACCGGGTATCACAGTGGACATAGGCCAAGAGTCAGAAGAAGACGTTGAGTAAACTTCCACTATTGGATAGGTTAATGACACGGGTGGTTATAGATAGTGCCACAGGCTGTTGGTTCTGGCAAGGTAGGTTGGATAAACAGGGCTATGGACAGGTCTTCCACCTTAATGGCCGCTCTCCAATGGTACATAAGGTAATGTATGAGTTATACAATGGTCCTGTGCCAGATGGGTTGGAGTTAGACCACCTATGTCAGAATCCCTCCTGTATCTATCCAAAGCATTTAGAGCCTGTCACTCATAGTGTAAACATCCTAAGAGGACGTAACCCTGGTGGAAGTGGGTGGAAGACCCACTGCCCCCAAGGTCACCTATATGACGAGACTAACACTTACTGGAGCCACACTGGTAGACACAGCGGATGGCAAAGAGTCTGCCGAGCTTGTAAACGGGAATACATGAGAAGAAGGAGAGCCAAAAATGCTGTTGTCAATTGAAGGTCAGGAGGCAACCGGGAAGACTACCTTAGCATACTCAGCACCACTCCCTATCGTCGGTTTTGGATTCGACATGGGCATAGAGAGAGCCATGTATGGAGGCAAGTACGAGGAGTTATTCGCAGGCCTAACCATTAACATAATACCTTACGAGAAAGGAGTAACATACCTAGAGGCAGATGCACCTTGGAAGGACTTTGATATAACTATCTTCGAGCTACCCAGTCCTATCCAACTAGACTCTATGAGACTTAAAGGTAACAATGAGTTGTGGCTGTACTCCATTAACCTTATGGCTGCTGCCTTCTCTGACCCTAGAGTGGCTACCATAGTGGTGGATACTATGACCATAGCCAGGAGAACTAAGGCTAATGCATGGCTAGAACACCTACAAAACGCTGCCTATGATAGCGCTGGTAATATCCTAATAATTAACGGTCAGCCTTCTAAACCTAGAGAACAACTTATCCAGATTGAGTACGGTAAGGTCAATGATGCTATTAGGGACATCTACACCACAGGCGCCGGAGTTAAGCAGGGTAATGGAAACCCTAAAAATCTTATCGCTGTTCACCATTTAACTGATGAGCGAGCGCCAGGGCCTTTGGATAGGGATGGTCGGGAGACACAGGTTCTAACAGGTAGGAAGATATTAGAAGGTCTAGCCAACACTCACCGTTTTGTGGACATAGCCTTGCTCACTACTAAGGTGGACCAGGAGATTGAAGGTACACTACTAAAGTGTGGCTATAACCTAGCTATGGAGGGTACTGTACTTCGTAATCCTACCTGGAACTCAGTGGCTAACCTGGTCTCAATAGCTACAGAGGAGAGGATTGAGTTAGACCGAAGGAAGGTAATCAATGAGGTGCCCGAACCCTCATTGTGACGGCAAACTAATAATAACACGGGTAGTTAGCTCACTCCTA